GCGGTGTCACTAAATGCATATCCTAACAAGGGTGTGTATTCTGGGGCAGGGGAGTTGTACTTACGTAAACTCCCCTGCGCGCTATCGTAACCGATTAGCTTCATAAACATTCTCCAAGAAAGCAAAGCGAAGCCTTGTTTCTTCCGGAATCTTTATACTGTTTCCCACACAATGGTTGTAAGCTTGTCTGTATTTCTTCCAATCTTTTACCTCCCAATGTGCAGGATCCCAAAATTCCCAATCACCGCCCCATTCCAATTTAATGTTGCGCTTTCTGGCAATTTCTTTTCCAATGGCCCCTATTACGTCCCATTGTTTTTTGCTCAAATCCCACGCTTTAGTCGCGCTGATAATATCAACGGCTAAACCATACTGGTGTGGGCTTTGGCCTGCTCTTGCATTAGACCTACCTTGGGCGTGCAACTCGTCTTGCCGCTCCCGCGTTCTCAAAAATTCAAACGCTTTTATTGGTATACGCCTTGCTTTGCACTCTTTGTGCATCGCTTTCCAAAATTCAACTATTTGCGGGTGAACCCACATATACTCGTTTTCACTTTGGGCTATAACAACATGAATGTTCTTATGGGCGTTTTCGTCTATTAGGTCTAAAGCTGCATCTGTATGCTTTTTATGCGCCAGTCCTTTTAAATATTGGATCCGGTCTAAAAACCGGATCCACTTTAAAAAACTAAGTAGCGGCTTCACCTTCTGTAACATCTTCCGTTACTTCCTCCGCTACTACTGTTTCTTTTGCCTGCATTGCTGCTATTTGCTGCCTCATTTCTGCGAGCTGTATACGCTCGTCTTTCATTTGTGCATCAAAATGCGCCTTGTTTAACTTCATAATTTCCACCATTTGCCCAAATTCTTTGTTTTCGCGTATGCGTGGTTCCAAGTTAACAAATTCGTCGTCCATTGTTTTTGCAACGTTTTGATCTAAGTCTGGTAAGTTCACCCAAACTTGGGCTTTTTTGTCTGCTTTGATTAGCACCCATGAATTACCTTTTGCAGTATACTCAACCGACATTTTGTCGTCGCCACTTGCGATGAGTACTGCCTTGCTGAGATCGCTTCCCTCTACATCTGCCCATATTTCTATGGGAGAGTTCGCGATGACCTCAAACGCTACGCGTCTCGGTCTATTGCTTGGGAAGGCAATAACGTCGCCCGCATTATAATTGCTCCAATGGTCTATTACACCAACTTTAAAATGTTTCATTTCATCACCTTTTTAATTTTAATAAAATGGCGGGGGAGGGAGGTTCCCCCGCCTATTGCACTACTTAGTAATTCGAGCTGCGTCGACTAAGTTAGTGATTGCTTCGTAGTCTGATGTCGCGTCTGCCTCTATTAAGCGATCCCCGAACACTACGTTTGTATCGACAGTTAAATCGCTCACAGCTGTAATCTCAAAACTATCGCTTACCTGATCTGCAAAAATCTTTTTATGTAAATTTGTGCACAGGTAAAAATCGGTCGACAAACTTGGATCTGTTGTTTCATTTGTCCAAATTCTCGACCGTACTTCTGTATATGCATCGTTAGCCGGTCTATAAAATTTACCGCCTACATTAATTTGATCTCGATTATATTCGTGATTTAATGGTGCATATCCTAACGTTGCGTCTGGAGCCGTATGGTTTACGTCCAAGTGGTTTTTCTTAACCACTGCGATTTTTTCTGGGTCCAAGCTGTCCCGTAGGGCATTTGGCAGATTATCAGTATCTGTTGTGTACAAAAAATAATCTTTCTTGCGTTCCCAAACCCTTTCTGGTGCGATTTCTAAACATGTCATTACTATGCCGCCAATACTTGTTCGTGGCGCTCGCACTCTGTACCCCAATGATACAAACCCATTTGTTGCTGTATCATCTAAATTTCCACTATCGGTTGCAAACCGTTGTGAAAATCCAAACATTCCAGTTTGTGACCCAATCAACATTGGTTGTTTCATAACTTCTGTTGGTACACTTATACCCTGCATTAATAGATCGATGATATATTCATCGTCTATTCCATCGTATGATGCCCTTAATTTTGCGAATGCAGCTGTTTTTCTAGCCTGCTCTATATCCGCTAACGACATAGTCGCCGCTCCACCCGCTGTTA